CACATGCAGAGATTTTATTTCTGCTGTTTGAATTTCGCTTCCTAGAAATCAAAGGAATCAAAGATGGCCAGAGGTGGTTACCGCCCGGGCGCCGGCCGGCCGCGGAAGGAAGCTGGCAAGGCTCTAATCGCTCGTGACGAAAAGCACGCGAAAAAGCCGCAGAAGTCCTTGGGTGACAAAAGCCCGCTCGAATACATGCTTGATGTGATGAACGATGACGGCGCAGAAGATGCGCGCCGGGATAAGATGGCGATTGCAGCAGCCCCGTTCGTCCATGCGAAGGCGGAAGAGGCAAAGGCCGGAAAGAAGGCTGCTCGAAAGGATGCGGCCGCTGCCGCGTCAGCCGCAGGCGGAAAGTTTGCCCAGCGGCCTGGGCCCAAGCTGGCGGTCGATAACACGTGACGCTGAATTGGTCGACCGCTTGCCCCGATTGGGAGAAGCGCATTGTCTCGCAGCGTTCGCTTGTCGCCTTCCGTCCGCTGTTCCAGAGCGAGGCTGACTACGCCTTGAGTGTCTTCAAGGCGCTGAAGGTCACCGATCTGCCAGGGCAACCGACGTTCGGCGAAGTCAGCGACCAGTGGGTGTTCGATTTCGTCGCCGCAATCTTTGGCGCCTATGACGCCGAGACTGGGAAGCAGCTCATCACCGAATTCTTTCTGCTGATCAGCAAGAAGAACACGAAATCGACCATCGCCGCCGCAATCATGCTGACGGCGTTGATAATCAACTGGCGGCACAACGAGGAGCTTCTGATCCTCGCGCCCACGATCGAGGTTGCACAAAACAGCTACAAACCGGCCGCCGCGATGGTTCGGGCAGATCCTGAGCTTGACGCCAACGCAGACGAGGGCGGTCTGCTTGTCGTTCAGGACCACCTTCGGACGATCAAGCACCTCGGAACTGATGCGGCGCTGAAGGTAGTCGCCGCTGACACGGATACGGTGTCCGGCAAAAAGGCAGGTCGGATACTCATCGATGAGCTTTGGGTGTTCGGCAAGCGAGCAAACGCAGATGCGATGCTCAGGGAGGCGACGGGCGGGTTGGTGTCGAGGCCGGAAGGTTTCATCATCACTCTGTCGACCCAAAGCGACGAGCCACCCGCCGGCGTCTTCAAGGCGAAGCTGGACTATGCTCGAAACGTTCGAGACGGTGTGATCGAAAACCGCAAGTTCTTGCCGGTGATTTATGAGTTTCCGCCTGAGATGATCAAGGCGAAAGCCTACGAAGATCCGACGAACTTTTACGTCACGAATCCGAATATCGGTCGATCGGTCAGCCAGGAGTGGTTGCAAGACGAGATGACGAAGGAATTGGCCGGTGACCGCACGACGCTGGCAACTTTCCTCGCTAAACATCTGAACGTTGAGATCGGAATGAACCTCAGGGCCAACAGATGGCCAGGGGCTGATCTCTGGGACGGTAGGGCAGAAGAGAAGATTACGCTCGAGTACCTTCTCGCCAGCTGCGATGTGATCGTGCCGGGGTTGGACGGTGGCGGCCTCGATGACTTGTTCGGCCTCGCTGTCGTTGGAAGGCACAAGGCGACGCGAGAGTGGCTCTGTTGGGTGCACGCCTGGTGCCACCACGGCGTTCTGAGGCGGCGCCAGTCGATAGCCACCAAGCTGCGCGAATTCGAGGCCAAGGGCGAGTTGACGATTGTTGACGACGAGCTTGAAGATATTTCGGATATCGTCGGTATCGTCGCACAGATCAAAGACGCTGGTCTTCTTGCCTGTGTCGCCGTCGACCCGGCCGGACTGGGCGAAATGGTCGAAGCTCTCGACGAGATCGGCGTGACGCAGGAAGAGGGGCTCCTGATCGGCGTGCCGCAGGGCTACCAGTTGATGAACGCCATCAAGACGGCAGAACGGAAGCTTGCGAATGGCACCTTACGCCATTCCGGCACCGCCCTCATGCAGTGGTGCGTCGGCAACCTGAAGATAGAGCCGACGGCAACGGCAATCAGAGCAACGAAGCAGAATGCCGGCGATGCGAAGATCGACGTCGCGATGGCGCTTTTCAATGCCGTGACGGTGATGAGCCGCAACCCCGAACCGAAGCGCAAGCCGCAATTCCAGATGCTAGTCGTCGGCGGCCGATAAGGAAGCACAAATGAACAGGATGTATTCGGTCCTGACGGTGAAAGCCGTCGAGGAGGAGCAGCGCATTATCCGCGGCGTGGCCACCACACCAAACCCGGATCGCGTCGGCGACATCGTTGAACCCCTCGGCGTCCAGTTCAAGAACCCGATGCCACTCCTGCATCAGCACGATCACGATAAACCTGTCGGTACCGTGACCTTCGACAAACCCACTAAGGACGGCATCACCTTCGAGGCAAAGCTCCCGATAATCGAGGAAGCTGGCCCGCTGCGCGATCGTATTGAAACCGCATGGGGCGAACTGAAGGCTGGACTGGTCAGAGCCGTCTCGATTGGTTTTCGCTCTCTTGAACACGCTTGGATGGACAACGGCGGTATTCGTTTCATCGCCTCCGAAGTCCTCGAACTCTCGCTCGTCTCCGTACCGGCAAACGCTGATGCGGTGATCTCCACCATCAAGTCGATCGATCGCCCTCTGCTTGCCGCGTCAGGCAAAGAGCCGAAGGCCGGCGATCGGCCTGCTCGCCCCGGCGCCTCGGGAAAATCCACCAAACCAGTAAACCTGAAACCAAAGGAATACACAGCTATGAAGACCATTGCTGAACAGATCGCGGCGCTGGAAGCCTCTCGGCAGGCTAAAGCCGCTCGCATGGCCGATATCATGCAGAAGTCCATCGACGAAGGCCGCTCCACGGACCAGTCCGAACAGGAAGAGTTCGACACCTTGCAGGGCGAAGTCGAGCAGATCGACGGTGACCTGAAGCGTTTCCGCTCTCTGGAGAAGGCACAGGCTCTCAGCGCAAGGCCGGTCGTCGCCAACCAGATCAAGACGACTGATGCTGCCGCTGCCGCTCGCATGGGCGCTCCTGTCGTGATCAAGAGCGACAAGGACGAGGCTTTCGAAGGTCAGAACTTCACCCGCATGGTGATCGCAAAGACCCTGGCCCGTATCGATGATGTCTCGGCGGTCGGCATTGCGCACAAGCGCTGGGGCCAGAAAAGCCCGCAGCTCGTCGAGACAATCAAGGCTGCTGTTGCTGGCGGCGGCACCGACTCCGGTGAATGGGGTGCGGAATTGGTCCATATCGATCGCTACACCGGCGACTTCATCGAGTACCTGTACAGCCGTACCGTTTTCGACAAGCTGCCGCTGCGCGAAGTTCCGGCCAACGTCAACATCGCCGGCCAGGATGGCGCGGCCACCGGTTACTGGGTTGGTCAGTCCAAGTCCATTCCCGTCAGCAAGGCGGATTTCATGGACGTCAACCTGACACCGCTCAAGGTTGCTGCCCTTGCCGTGGTGTCGAAGGAACTGCTCCGCGACTCTTCGCCATCTGCCGAAAAGCTCGTTCGTGACGCTCTCGTCGAGGCATCGGCGCAGCGTGTCGATCAGACCTTCCTCGGCACCGGCGCGGCGAGCGCCGGCGTTTCCCCAGCCGGCATCCTGAACGGGCTCACGGCGGGAACCAGCGCAGGCGATGACATCGAAGGCGTAATCGCCGACGTGAAGGCTCTCTATGGGGGCTTCATCACAGCGAACAACGCAGATGGCCTCTATTTCGTCACCACGCAGTCGCTGGCGAAGTCGCTCGGTCTCATGCAGAACGCGCTCGGCAACTGGGCATTCCCCGGCCTTTCGGCGAACGGTGGCTCGCTCCTGGGCGATCCGCTGGTTGCGGGTGGCAACGTTGGTGCCGGCGACCTGATCCTGCTGAAGCCGTCCGACATCTACAAGATCGGTGATCGTGGCGTCGAAGTCTCGCTCTCGACAGAGGCTGCCATCCAGATGGACAGCGCTCCGGACGGCGCCAGCGACACTCCGGTGGCAAATACCAGCGTTGTGTCGATGTTTCAGACGGATTCCGTGGCCATCAAGGTCGTACGTCCGCTGAACTTCGCTAAGCGCCGCGCTTCTGCCGTCGCTTACATCGGCGATGCCGACTACGGCGCAGTAGTCACCCCGTAAAAGCTGGTGAACAGGTGTGAGGTGGGGCTTTGGCCCCGCCTCTTACTCGTTTGAATGGAGGGTTAAATGGACCTCATTGCTACTCGCCCCATGGTCTATGGAACGCGTCGGCTCTCGGCAGGCGACAGGTTCACCACGTCGAACATGAACGGTCGCCTATTGATTGCAATCAAGAAGGCAAAGGCCGCGCCTGATCGGTCCGAGGCTAAACATAAAGCGCCCGATGCGCCGGCCGACGGGCTGGCTGCTCTCCGTAAGCAATATCAGGACGTTCTTGGCAAACGGGCGTTCAACGGATGGGACGCCGAAACTCTTAAGTCGAAAATCGCAGAGGCGAAGGACGCTAAGTGATGCGCCTTTTAGGGTTCAACATATCTCGCGCAAAGACGGCGCAGAAGGCTATCTCGCCCGTCCCGCAGGGCGGTCGCGGCTGGTGGTCGATCCTCGAAAGCTATCCGGGTGCATGGCAGCAGAACGTAGAGATCAAGTTCGACTCCGTTCTTTCCAATCACGCTGACTTCGCCTGCCGCACGCTAATCGCCTCGGACATTGCCAAGCTTCGTATCAAGCTTGTGTCAAAGGACAGCAACGGCATCTGGTCGGAGACATCGAACCCTGCTTATTCGCCTGTCCTGCGCAAGCCGAACGATTGGCAGACCCGCATCCAGTTCATGGAAAGCTGGGTGCTGTCGAAGCTGCAGCGCGGGAACGCATACATCCTGAAGCAGCGCGACGGTCGCGGCGTCGTGGTGAAGCTCTACGTCCTGAACCCGGATCTCGTCACGCCGCTCGTGTCCGATAGCGGGGCGGTTTTCTACCAGCTGAATACAGATGCTTTGAGCGGTGTGGACCAGTTCATTGTCGTTCCGGCGCGTGAAATCATCCACGATCGGTTCAATTGTTTCTTCCATCCGCTGGTGGGCCTCTCGCCGATCTTCGCAGGCGGGCTCGCAGCAATGCAGGGGCTTGCGATCCAGAATGACAGCGCCTTGTTCTTCCAGAACGGTGCGCAGCCCGGAGGGGTACTCACCGCGCCTGGTGCGATTGAAGATGCGACGGCAAAGAGGGTCAAAGACTACTGGGATAGCAGCTTTTCGGGCAAGAACTCGGGCAAGGTGGCTGTTCTCGGGGATGGCCTCAAGTACGAGGCGATGAGGGCAAAGTCCACTGATAGCCAGCTGATCGAGCAGCTCAAGTGGACCGCCGAAGTCATCTGCTCGACGTATCATGTCCCGCCTTACAAGATCGGCGTTGGCCAGATGCCGACGAACAACAACGTCCAGAGCCTGAACGTCGAGTACTATAGCCAGTGCTTGCAGCGCCTCATGGAGGACATCGAGCTTTGCCTCGACGAAGGTCTCGGAACCGGGGAAACGTTGGGGACTGAGTTCGACCAGGACGGATTGCTCCGCATGGACAGCCTGTCTCTGATGGAGACGCTCGACAAGGCGTCCGGCATCATGACGATCGACGAGAAGCGGCGGAAGCTGGATCTCAAACCGGTTATCGGCGGTGATAGCGTTTACCTGCAACAGCAGAACTACAGCCTTGCAGCGCTCGCCAAGCGCGATGCGCAAGCTGACCCGTTCGGTACCGCGCCAGCGCCTGAACCGCCGCCAGCGGCCACGCCAGAGCCACCAGAGAAGAAACTCTCTGTCACCCACGCCAAGGGGCTGTTTTCAGCTCCCCGCAAGACACGAAAGGCCGCGTAATGGATTTGCAGGAAGCATTCGACGCGGGCTTCGAGGCGGTAAAGGCGTATGTCGAACAGTCCTTCGACGCCTTCGAGGCCAGGATCGACGCCATGGACAAGCGGCTGGCCGACATAGCTGGCAAGTCAGCACCGGTCGATGTCGTCGGCGCTCTCATCGATCGATCGGGCAACCTCGTCGTCACCATGTCGGACGGTACCGCGAAGGATCTCGGTCTTGTCGTCGGCAAGGATGGCGAACCCGGTAAACCTGGACGCGATGGCTTCAACCTCGAAGACTTCGATGCCACGGTCATGGATGACGGCCGCACGGTGCTCCTGTCCTTCACCGGCAAGGAGATGGACTACAAGGTCGAGCTAGGCTTCCCGGTCATGCTTTACCGCGGCGTCTATCGTGAAGGCTCCTACGAACGCGGCGACACCGTGACGTGGGCCGGCTCCCTCTGGCACTGCGACGCCGTGAAGACGACGGATAAACCGGGAGACGGTTCAAAGGACTGGACGCTCTGCGCC